TACGTGCCATCTCTGGGGCGATACCCACACTTAGCATACGTTCATACTCCGCAATGGCAGAGCGTGTGTATGAGCCAATGTGATAGTCTATGGTTTCATCTGAGCTACCCTGCTTTACATTGTCTGCCTTAGTTCGCCATGATTGAGGCGTGTAGAACTTAGGCGTAGCGTCCACATAGCGGCGGCTGACTTCATTCCAAGCCAAGCCCACTTGATGTTTCACTAGCTGTCGTGCGACAAAGAGGGGAGCCTCAATACGAAACTGTAAGAAGCAATGTGAGAACGGCGACCAGTGCTTGTGTTTAGCTAGGTACTTGATAAGACGTTGGTCTTCTAGAGACAAGTCCTGATAGTTTCCGTTCTTTACTCGTTGTGATTCCTTGTTAAAAGAAACACGGGCAGCGTTGACAACTGTCAGGTCGCTACCCATATGGTCAATTAATTTTACTTGCATAGTCGAAGACTCCAATTATACTACATAGTTTCCAATGAGGCAATGAGCTTATTCAAATACCATTGCGCTTTTTTCAAATCCTCCACAGGTTTACCCTTATAGTTGTAACGCCACATGTATTTCATTGCGTTACCCTTGCAGTAACCTTGGAACTCCTCGTCAGACATACTCGCCTCAATGGCGTCAATTGCTTCAACGCCCTTGCTGTTGTAGTGTGACGGGCTGTTTACTGGGTCGTCTGGCACCTGTGTGTAACCAAACTTAGTGTCCAAGGATTGCGTTAATTCTTTTCCTGACATAGTCAACCTCTCCTGTTTGTAAAACTTTGTAAGCAAAGTCTCTCATGTAATCGGAATCTACTCCTGCATTGATACACACCTCTTCAAAGTCCTGTGCTGTTGTACCTACTGATGCGAAGAACCAAGCCGATGCTCTGTCCCTGTCTATTCTTGCAGTAGCTGGCTCACCTTCGTAAGCTGGCTTAGCTGCATCGAGTAACGCTTGAAGAATAACACACAAGAACAATGTACGTTCTGGTGAGGATTCGTCTGGGCGAAACTCGTCCAAGTGAATTGTTATCTTACTACTTTGCATCCTGTTTGTCAAGCCACGATTGCGGGATGCCCTCTTTTAATTTGCAATACATGTAACCGTGTTTGTCACACCAATCTGCATAGGTCATCTTGCCGCCCTTGTATAACTTGCGGGTAGGATTATCGAAGACAAATCGGATGTCAAGGTCGGGGTGCTGCGCTTTAATGAACAGGTGTTTCTTCCTGTCCTCAATCATAAAGCGTCCCTTCACCTCAAGGATAACTCCATTGGGCAAGAAGAAGTCTGGGATGTAGTTCTTATCCTCACGCCATTCATAGGCCAGCTTCTCTTGCTCGTACACAAACTTAATCTTCTGCTTGTGTAGCTGCTGTGCAGCCTCGTACTCAGAGTTTGATTTGTATTCGTGGTCGTACTTCTTTCTTTTGAATTTCATTACACCTGTACTTCCTCAACGTCTGGGGTCTTTGCCACAGTTGCAAGGTAACGTACTCCGTTAGAATATTTGAATGCTCTCAGACCCTGGCCACCATTGGCGTCAGCCCAGCATTTCTTTTTAAATGAGCAGAAGACACAACCAACTGCAAGCTTACGATTGCCTGACTTGCCATCTGCTATGGTGTCGTAACAGCGAGCAGGTGCTGCGTCTTTGGTAACCATATCTTTTAGATAGTTTACTCGTGATGGTGCATCAATCATTTCCATGTCGTGTACTGGTAAGATGCAAAGCTCACTGCTGTTCTTGTCGATTGCAAAGAAGGCTGCTTCCTTACGATTGTTCTTCGTTGCATAGGCACTAATCTGTGCAATGTAACCGAAGGGGTCGTCGTCTGTAAGCCGTGCCTCTTTAAACTTCTTGAATGCGAATGAGGAAGCAGACTTGATATCCACAAGCACATCGTCAATCACGCAGTCTTGGTGGCCTAGTACGCCTTCTACCATTACCTCGTCCTGTGCTTCTGTTACTGTGTGGCCTGCTGCCTTAGTCAAACAAATCAGGAGAGCCTCAAGGACATGTCCCATAAGGAACTTAATCTTAGTCTGCCCGTTGATAGACTCTCCTTCTTCGCCCTGTACTCCGTACCAAATCTGACGGTCTGGCTTACCGATTGAAGACAAGCGTAGGTTTGATGCACCTTTACGCTGACCTTCACGGAGTATAGTTTCGACTGCCTCTCGCACAAGGCCTCCGACTTCTTCTAATGCCTCAGAAACGTGAGGCTGTGTGACATCGACACCCTGTTCGAGCGTCTCGTAGATGTCTGGAATCAGTGTGTCTAATGTCTTTGTCATGTGTTACTCCTTGAGTTATAAGTGAACGCAGCAGGATTCGAACCTGCGACCTACAGCTTAGAAGGCTGTTGCTCTATCCAGCTGAGCTATGCGTCCTACTTTTTCTTTGTTGCCTTACGAATACGCTGTACCTTGTGGGCAATGTATTCTTCTTCATCCGCAAAAAAGTTATGCAGACCCTTGAAGAAGCGCAGCTGTACAGCCTTGAGGAATTGTCCTCGTGGCATAGCCCAACCAAATACAAACCCTGCAAGGGCAGCATAGACAGCAACTAATAGTGGTGCAATTTCCATAATAATCTCCTGATAAAGGTGATGGCGTCCCCGTCCCGCATCCATCTTCAGCTGCCAAATATCTGAGTGCAGCCCCCGTGTTATTCCTTTTTACTTAGAAAGGAACCTCGTCGCTTACCATCTCTTGAATAGGAGCGGCAGCAGTTTCGATTACGTCAAAGTCTTCAGCACCGCCACCAGCATATGGAACAAGGTTAACTACTTGAACCTTCTTGAGCAGTGGTGTAACACCTGACTTGCCGTTCATCTCCCAAGGAAATGGTGTATACATTACATTACATACACTGCCATTGCCTACAAGCTGGTCGAATGGTTGCTTCTGTGCATCCATAACTTCAGGTGCTTCGTTGGTTGAGCCATCACGGCGGGTTGTTTTCTGACGAATGTGTACAAAATCACCACGCTCGTCGCCTTTGTTCTTGATAGGAAGTCCATCTGCTTCAATGGCCTTGCGGTTGTTGTCATCCACAATCAAGTCCAAACCCCACTCTGGTTCGTATGTTGTGTTTGGTTGTTGAATAGATGCCCAATAAACTTTACCTGATAGTACTGTCATAATCTTATATTCTCCGTTTTGGATTCCGTTTGGCTTCCGTTTCGCTAAGCATTAGTGCCGTTGCGATGATTGTATAATGCCACACCCTTAATAGAATGTCAACACTTTATTTTCGTTAGTGTGTATCTTTCCAGTTATTTCCTGTCTTATACTCACAATCTAGGGGACAATTAACCTTGAGGGATTCCTCTGTAAGCTTCATTGCCTCCTTGGTAATAGCACCGAAGGCTTCTTCCTGTCCCTTACGTACCTCGAATTGGTATTCGTCATGTACACTTGCAACAAGGTTGAAGTCCAGCTTTGCTTTAGTGGCTAGGATAATAATAAACTTAAGCCATTCCTTACATACGATTGCACCAGCACCTTGCAATAGCAGGTTGAGTGCAGCATGTTTGTTTCGTATGGTAAGGACACGGCCATCCAAGCCAATGAGATAACCCCTGCCAGACAACTTGTCTACCTTGGAGCGTAGTGCTTTCAGGGCAGGCATGTTGTTTAAGAAGTTATCAATCAGACGCTGACCATCCTTGGCTGTGCCATTGACGACCTGTCCAATCTTACCAGCACCAGCACCATACAAGAAGGCATAGATAAATGTCTTTGCGTTGTCTCTTGTAGGCAGTCCTGCCGCTGTTTGGTTAGCTGTATGAACGTCACCCTCTACAACTTCTTTGGTGTAGGCTTCGTCGTTCATGTAGTGTGCTAACATTCGTAGCTCAAGTCCCGATGCGTCAGTACCTAGTAGTGTATAGTCGTCACTAGATACTGTCCACAATGCCCTGCACTCCTTACCATAAGGTGAGTAGACAGCAGGAACCTGTGCCATGTTGGGTGATGTATGAGCCATGCGTCCTGTAATAGTTCGTAACGTAAGCACTCGTCCATGCACCTTGTCGTTCTCGTCTGCCGCTTCAACCCACGATTTGATTTGAGACACACGCTTCTCAAGGGTGAGGTAAGTAGCAATCAACTGAGCTTGCGGTATGTCAGTAGCCTTAGACAAGACTTCCTCTGAGACAATAGCCTGACCCTTCTCAGTGTAGGCATGTGGTTTCCATCCCAGTGCAGTTAAGCGTTCAGCTATCTGCTTACGTGAGCCTGGATTAAACACTGTTACCTTATCCTTAAGTCTCTTGCCTGTCTTCTCAGATACTCTAATCTCTGTGATAGGCTTGAAGACTTCTTGGAGTTCGTTGTTAATCTTTGTTGATTCGTCAGACAACCTAGCAACAAGCAGCGTAGCTTCTTTCACGTCAAGTGTGAAGCCGTTCTGTTCTTGTTTGTCAATCACTGCACGAATCTGATGCTCAAGCTTAATGCTACGAGCAGAGAAGCCCTTGAGTGTAGGGACAAGAGCCTTATACACCTTAGCTGTAAGGTCTACATCCCTGATGCAATACTTAAGCATCTCGTCTGTGTAACCTGAGAAGTCGTGGAAGTCTATCTTCCCGAAGCCAAGTGTCTTACCCCAAGCGTCAAGTGAATGACCACCGTCTCGCATTGGGCTGGCAAGCTGCGACATGATTAGTGTGTCACGTATCTTAGCCAGTGGTATCTCCACACCAAGCAATCTCTTGAGGACAGGAGCATCAAAGGACACCCCGTTGTGCATGATAACAATGTCTGCACTCTCAATAAGATTCTTGGCGTGGTGAACGTGGTCTGGTTTGTAAGTGTAGATGCGGTCTTCGTCGATGTCCTTAGCTACAATACAATAAATAGTAGTAGCATCTAGGCTGTCTGTTTCAATGTCTACTACTAATCGTTTCATTTCCAATATTCCTTTTTCTCTTGTTTGTTAAGCTT